GAATAATTTTATTGAATCTTCTAAGATATCTTGAGAAATATATCCATCAGATAAAAGTTTTACTTGATCAAAATAATTTTTATCTATCGTTCTTTTGTAGAATGTACCTGCATTTTGATTTACAGGTCTCAAATTATTTTGTTCATCAACAACAAAATAATTACCTGTGTCTCTATCTTGTTTAGCTTCATAATATATTCCATTTATTAAGATAGATCCGTTATCAAACTTACCTTGTTTTCTATCTTTATTAAACATTTCATACAATTTTATGTTTCTATCTGTAGCTGCAGTTACAAAATCTCTATAATTTTCATCGTTTTTCATTTTTAAAGCAATAGCTCCATCAAACGCAGGTCCCATAACTGTTGCAGCTATTTCTACAGCTCCTGCCAATCCTCTTTTATTTGTTTTTCCTGAAATCAAACCTAGAGCTAATTTTGTTAAAAAATAACTTTTAGGATTAACTTCAGTCTCTCTCGGATTTTGTAAATCTACTAAAAACTTTTTACCTAAATCAATTTCTTTATCGCCTGATGGTGTGCTTTGTTCAGTTTCTACGCCCAAAGTTTTTGATAATGTAACATTAGGGTCTTCTTTAGCGTCTTGTATAGTCTCAGGTTTATCAGCCACAGCTGTTGGATGGTTAGGATCATTAGATTTGTTTGGTATCTTTCCATATTCATCTGGATTATCTAACACTGTTTGCACTTGACCTTCTGAGATTAAACCATCTGTCATAGCAGAGGCTATATTCAAAGCTTTGAGTTGATCAGTAATATTAAATTTACTCATCAATTGTCCCGTAAGTATTGCTGCTTTATTTCTTGTGTCCTCTAAATTAGTTTGTTCTTTTCTTTGTGCCTCATCTAATATTGCCATTTCAGAGTCAGGATCAGAGGTTAATGTCTCGTCTACTCTCACACCTTCATCCAAAACAGTTTTAGCTTTTTTTGTGTCTTGCGCTAAAGAATCTAAATCTTGGTAGTTATATCTTTTTTCAATAAATTTACTTATGTTTCCTATTTTTTCTTTCTGCTCTTCAGTCAATGGAGTAGCAGCAGTTTTAAAATCTTGTGATGCTATAGTAGTAGCTTTTGCTAAATCAGATGTTCTTAATCCACTAAAACCTCTAGTAAGTCCTGGTAGATCTCTTTCGTATAATGATAACGTTTCATCAACATCTAAATTATTTTTTTTTGCATATTCTTTAACAAACTCTCTTTCTCTATTACGATTCTTAAAACCTTGAATCATTTTACCGCCAGCTAATGTAGCTAAACCTATTCCAGTAGCTCTTTTAAATGGCATGTTACTTAGCATACCAAAAGGAGTGAATCTTGAAATTCTATTTACTGCTTGTTTAGCACCAGGAATAAAACGAGCACCTAATAAACTTAATTCTCCTGCACCAACTCCAGCTGCTAGTCTCGGATCAATAGCTTCTAATCCACCATAAACAGCAACGCCACCTGGTCCAGTTCTTAATGCATCTTTACCAAAATTTTTTAATGCGCCTATACCTGAAGACATTGTGTTAGTAAATCTTTGTCTTAAATTAGGAGGCATAGGACCGATCATTTCTCCATTTGCTGCTTTAATAGGTTTTAATGCACCTTTTTTTAAAGCTTGTTTTCTAAATAATGGTCTATTTAAAACTTTATTTAGGGACATTACTTCCCTCCCTGCATACCTTGGAATGCTTGGAATGCTCCGATACCAGTTCCTATAGATTGAGCTAATGGGCTAGTCTGAGGTGTAGTTGCAGCTGTTAATGAAGATTGTGATTTAGGTCCAGCAGCATAAACATTAGATAAAAATTCAGCTCTTTGAAAAGGTTCAAAAGATTGTTGTAGTTGTGATTGTCTAGCAGCATCTAACGTAGTTTGAGCTAGTTGTCTTTGTAAACCACCTGCTTGTAACAATTGATTTAAATCAGCTTGTGCCATTTGTTGCTGACCTTGACCAATGTTTGCCAGTTGAGTTCCTATATTGCCTTGCATTTGTTGCTGTTGTTGAGCAGCAGTTAACGCTTGACCAAAACCTCTTTGTTGAGCTAAACCAACTTGACCTAATCTAGCTCTTTCTAATTCTGCTTGTGCAACTCCCTCTCTACCTCCACCAAAAGCTCCTGACGATACTGCACTTGCTGATAATCTATTTTGAGCTTGTGCTGCTTGTCTATTAATTTCATCTACTACATATGATTGATAAGGATTTAAAAATTGATTTATGTTTGGTGTTTGTGCAGCAAGTAGTTGTCCGATGCCCGATGTTACTGTTGGTTGACCTACTCCTGTTGTTCCTGCTGCTGTGAATCCTTGTTGCTCTAAAGCACTAAAAGGTGCAACCTGCATAGCAGGTATTGCTACTGGTTTTCCCGCAACACCACGAGCTAAATCCATTAATTCTATTTTTCGTTCTTCGATACCTGGAGCTTCTCTAATTACAGATTGAGTAAATTGATTTCCACTTGAAGCTGGGGCAGGTGCATTACTACCGCCTCCACCAAATATACTTGATACTATAGATCCCATTATAAATCTTTCTCCATTTGTATATGTTTAGCTTTCCATCCCCATTTTTTTGATACCTTAGACCAACCTGGTCTTACCCAAAAGCTAAGCTTTTTGCATCCGTTTAGTTTAGCAAACTTTGTGACTGTATTCACTATCTTGTCCTCCCATAAATGTCTTTTTCTCCCAGTACATATAATCGATTCAAGTTGAGAATAACTTGGTAAAGCAGCAATACGAGTTACAAATAGAGCAAAAACTTGATTTAGTTCTTCTTCATCGCTACCGAAGACAAGAAACAATTGAGCTTCGTCTTTTTTAAGTAAGTCTTTAATATCTTTGGGTTCTGCAAAACCCCCTGAGTATTTCAATGCCTCTGCAATCATAAAATCACATAATGGCCAAAACTTATCTATGTATTTTGGCTCTACTGATAAAACAGATATATCAGGTTTAATTGGCTTGGGCTTTTGCATTTCTACTTCCTTCTAATAAATCAAAAACTCTTTTATATCGTTTCTGTTGTTCGTAGAAGTATTGTGCACCTTTTTCTCTCATATCTTTCATGCTACTTGGATTTGCACCAGCTATGATTCCTGCGCCTAATACTCCATCTGCTCTTGTTACAAACTCTCCGTCCGCTAGTTGAGCTAACATTGTATCCTCGTCTTTATCTCCTGTGCCAGACCCATCTTCGACATATCCTGATGCTCTAACATAGTTGTTCGAATCATCTTCACTATGGGTTCTTTTACTTGGTAAGTAATTTATACCACCTTCATTAAAGTTTTTAATTTCTGCTAGCCCACCTTCTTTTAGTCTGTTTCTTTCTATTGCATAAGAGCCCATTCTAAAGTCACCTTGATTTTTAGGATCGGCTTCAGGTATGTATGGTTGTTCAAAAGTTTTTTCTGTACCGTCTACTGGGTCAATATATTTAAATCCACCTCTTTGTTTTTGTAGTTCGGCTACAGCTAAATTATATGTTGGTGTAAACACGTCTTGTGGTTGAGGTTCAAAAGCACCTGAGAAATAACTTAGTGCTCCAACACCAAAAGCCGCCTTTAGTGGATCTATTTCCATTTCACCAGGCACACCTTTTCTTGATCTCATAAATAATTTTTGTAACACGTTTCTATTGTCAACAGTTGGTGCATTAGTTTGAGTAGCTGCAGCTAAGTAATCTGATGCTGTTCTATTTGGAATTAAATTACCAAATTTATCTGTTCCTAAAAATTCAGGTTGTGTTTGTCCAACTCCAGGTATTGAAGCAAACTGAGGGAACATACTTGTGATAGGAGTAAATGATTGTTGTGCTCCTGCAAAACCTGGAATGCCTAAAGCTGATCCGCCACCTAAAATTCCTTTACCCCCATAGTATCCAGCTGCAGCTCCTGTAAGTCCGCCTAATAATCTTTGAATTCCTGATCCACCAGCGTCTTTAGATCCTTTATAACCTTTGTATCCTCCGTAGGCTGCTAGTGCGTAGGGTAAAAATGCGAGTGGTCCTGCCATAATATTATATATTCCTTAAATTAGCTAAGTTAGAAATATTACCATTTTACTCAGTCTTTATCAACTCATCAGCAAAACAGCCCCTATACTGATGTTCGCCAGCATGTGTTATTCGGTCGGTTATTAAGGCATAACATTTACCACCAATTTGTTTCCATCTTTTACAAAACGCAAAGTCTTCACCAAGGTAGTTTTTTGTTTTGGGGTCAAATTCTGTATCAAAAAGATTATATAAAAACGGTACTTTTATTAACTCACCATTAATAACAGACTTTTGAACTATTTCTTTTTCAGGATAAGCTTTGATCATTTTCTCTAGTGCTTCTCTTTTAATAAGCATACATCCCGTGGGTGAGTGTGTAACCTCAATGACACCATCTTTTATTTTTATATTTTTATCATCTTCAACCTTCATTGGATACGAATATAATCCCTTAAACTTTAAATCTTTAGCATTCTTAATATTACCTTTTGATATTCTTTCCCAAGCTTTGTCCCAAAAAAGTTGCTTTAATGGATAAGGCACAGAAATGACTTCTTTATCTGATGCTATCATTTTAAAAATAGATTGTGTTTGAAACTCAATGTCTGAGTCTATAAACAATAAATGAGTATGGTTGCTCTGCATAAAACTTGATACACATAAATTTCTACCTTGAGTAATCAAAGACGATTTCATAACTTGAAATGATGCTTGGATATCGTTAGTTACACAATGTTTTTGAAACTCCAAACAAGCTTGAAAGTAATGTATAGAAACATCACTATGTACAGGTGTGGCTACAAAAATAGAAAACTTTTTAGGTTTAAGTTTTTCAGTTTTTATTTCTTTTTTTGGTTCATTAAACCAAATTGGCTTACTAGGGTCTTGTTCGTTTTGCATTGATTGCTCCTTCTAAAAATCTTTTCCATTGGTCACCTATAGACTTCCAGCTATAAAAATGATTAAAAAAGTTTTGTTGAAACTTAAGATGTATGTGTAATTGTTCATCATTAATTTGTTCAGGTATTCCATCAATTACAGATGCAAATTGCATAGCTAAATTTCTATAATTTTTATCCGTGGGTATGTAAACTGGAAACTCAGAACAAGTCTCATAAAGTGCTCCGTTGTCCGTTGTTGCTACATAGAGACCACAAGCCAAAGATTCAAGAGCAGATATACAGAAAGACTCTTCCCAAATATTAGGATAAACAAAAGCATCATAAGTATGCAGATTATCTAATATATATTCATTAGGTTTGTATCCTATATAATTTACATTAGGTAAATTTTCCGCTTGTTCATATAATTTTTTATATCCATCATCATTATCTTTTTCAAAATCACTGCCATAAACTTTTGTGCTACTGTAAACATCTAGTGAAATGTTAGGATTTTTTACTAATTGCATAGCCCCTAATAAAACAGATAATCCCCTCCAAGGAGTTGGATGATAAATTAATTTAATTTTTTCTCTTTTTGGTTTTGGATCTCTTAATTTTATTTCAGGTATACCATTTTTTATTACTGTGCTTTTTTCAGCTGGTATATCAAAGGTCTTTCTAAATTGTTCGTAATTCCAATGTGAATTAAATACATAATAATCATATTGATTTATTTGTTCTTTATCTTTAAAAAATTGTTGAAAGTGTGGTTGATCGGGAGCCATCTTTTGCCAAAGTATATTTATCTTATTTGCAGAAAGAGGAACTTGTCCTGGTACAGATAAACAAATTTGACATTGATCTAAAATATCTTCTGAAACATACTGTTTTAAAAATTTATATTGTAGTTCAGTTCCGCCTGATGGTTTCATCTTATAAATCCATTTATAGTTAATCTACAGTTGTCAATATTATCTCCGTGATGACCGTAAGCTGTATGTCTATATCTTGCATCAAACCATACTAACCTATTTTTTACAAACTTAAAATCGTTTACCATTTGATCTTCGGTATCAAAAAATTTCGTACCGCTGTTTAGGTTTGTATTACTTAAATAAATTAACATTGAGTACAAGCACTCATCTGAATGAATAAAATCATCTGCCATATCACTTGCATTTCTAGCGTGAATATATAAACTTACATCTCTACCTCGCACATTTATATTCGAAATAGTAAGATATTTCATAATGTGATATTTAAATAATGGATTAACATCACCTAATTCTTCACTTCTCTTTCCAGGCCAACTTGTTAAATCTTTTTTACCTATGCGGTCAGGGTGTTCGTTCAAAGAATATAATTTTGTTTTTTTAGCTTCTGCATAGATTACTTCAGGTAATTCAAAAAAATTATCTATTTGTGTGCAAATCATCTTTAAGTTTTACTTTTTTTTATACCAAGTTGCAATAGTGTATCTTTCACCGTTGGTAACTTTCTTTACTCCATGAATTAATTCCTTACCTGTAAAAAAGATTGTTTTATTTTTAAAGGGTCTTACTATAGTTCCCTCTCCAAAATAAGTCTCGCCTCCATCAAAATTATCATTCAAAAACGTAATAGATGCAATTGTTATATCTTTCTCACGATCATCAACGTGTAATTTTTGTGAAGACCCGTTTGGCCATAAAACCATTTGCGTCCATGAAATTGTATTATCATACACATAAGGTTCATATTTTTTATTGAGCCAAGGCAGATCTTGACCTTCAAGTGACAGAACAAACGTATCTCTATATTTTTTTAAATTGTTTTGATTAGAATGAAATCCCATTAACATTTTGTTTATTTCATTATTAGAAAAGATATCGTAACGAATATCTATATAAGGACTCATTTTTGAGTTTTACTAAACATGGGAAGGTCAGGAACCTGTACTTCAACATCAGTGGCTAAATCTTCTTGGGGGTGTTCTTTCAAAAAAGCCTCTTTTGTTTCGTACCTCTCCCCTGTTTTCATACTTCTATAAATCGTTTTTGTTTCGCATTTAATTTTGTGGTAAACTGTCATAAAATTTATTTATACTATACTAACGTCCTTGTCCAATATATTTCTTACGCGAGGGAATTCTTTTACTATAACTTTTGGCATGCTGACCAGGCCGTTTCTTTGGTGTTCGTTTGTGATAATTATTTACCCCAAACATAGGTTTCTTCTTAGCCATTTTCCTGCGATCTATCTATTTGTGCGTAAGATATTATACCCTGTATTTCATTTGCCGTGCCCGCTGTCATTTTAAGTATATCACCTCCCTCAAGAACTAAGGTTTGAGTAATTATATTTGAAACAGTATTTGCTGCTATTTCTTTTCTAGATATAGAAAAAGTAGCTGAAGCTGAAGTGTCTGTAACTTGCACTGACAAGCTTACTGGATTACTACTAGAATTATCTATCTGAATTTGTTTTAATAAAAAAGTAGCACTTGTTGGACAAGACAAAATAGATGTTGTGTCTGTTGTAGTTAAATTAATTCCTTGATTTTTGTATTGTATTGTCATGATAAAAAGTAAGTAAATGCATCCTGTTTATTTTTTATATCATTCTCATATGAGAAGTTCAACTGAGACTGCAAAGTTCTGAATGCTTGTAGAATTTGTCTTTGATCTTCTTGAGAATATTGAGATTTGGGTTCAGGTATTTGTATTGTTATTTTAGCCATTACCTTCTTCCATCTACTCTTACATCAAATCTAAAAGTGCCATATCTCCAAGTTTCATCAACGCTATCACATTCTATTTGTACAGCAGCTAATCTAGCTCTAGCTCTAGTGTCAATTTTTGTTGTACTCGATGTAACAGTGAATGGACCAAGTGGACTAGAGGCTGCAGTGCTTCCTTGAGGAAAAGCATTTAAAAATATTGTTACTTTTGCATTACCGCTAATTCTTTTAAAGTCAGGCATAAATCTTTTTACACTCATTAAAAACTCTCCATCTCCTGGAACTCCCTGCCTACCATTCAAATCAAACTCACCTGATTTTATAAACGCTGGAATAGCTGTAGTTGTGCCATCTCCATTGAGTTGGTTTACACCTATTTCATGTGCGTAATAAATTGTTGCACCATTAGATACCCCACTTACAACAGGAAAGGTAGGAGTATCATTGGCTTCAAAATCTGTTGCATAAGGTACCTCAAATACAGTAGATCCCATCCAAGTGGTCCTGTCTAAAGTACCAGTGGTCCAAACGTTTTCAGCATAATTATAGGTAACAACTTTATCTATGTTTGTAGAACCTGATGAAGGATAAAACCAATTTATTTCAGAATACAATTCATTTATTCCACCATAAACTATTTGCCCTGAATCAAAATTTATACCTGGGTTGTTTCCTGATGTGGTAAATACAAAATCTTCTACAAGACATGGTAGTGATTTTACTGTACCATCATATACAAAAAATCCCCCTGTTTTTCCCATCCAAAAGACTGCACCATTTGCAAATACCCCTGCATGTTGTCCTAACAAACCAGCATTAGATCCAACCTTTCTTATAGAAAAAGTAAAAGGCGGTCCTACAAATTGCATTTCATACGCAGCAGTATCTGTTAAAACTAAAATATAATCTTTACCTTTGAAAGCTCCTACAATTTGTGTTCCATCGTCTAGTTTAAATGTTCCTGCGGTGTTCGTTGAAGTAGGTGCATAATCACTTTTGTTTTCTTGATCAGAAAATCTTATAAACATCTTATCTTGAGATGAAGGTGTTCCAATTGTTGTTTCTGTACCTAAATGAAAAAGATGTCTATCTCTATCAGAAACAATAGTCATTACAGATTTAGTTGGCATCCCTGTGCCAATAACAGCTCTAGTTTGTAAAGCGTTACTTGCTGCAGCATCCCAAGTAAATGTTTCACCATTATGCACTGTAGCAATTAAAAAATTTCCAAAGTTATCTAAAGACCAATTTGCTGGATCAATAGTCACTGTGCTAGAGGTAGAGGCATCACCCCATCCTATGTATTCTGAAATATCTGTTACAGTAGAACCATTGGCGTGCTCTACAGCTGTTGTTGAATTTATTCCTCTAGAAATTCCGCTAATTGTGTTTGTTCCCGTATTGTTAGAAGTATAGCTCATATCTTCTGAACCAATTCTTATTTTCCCTGAGCTTGGAAAACTAGCGGTGCTGGTTAAAACTACCGAAGTAGCACCTATCAACATTACTCCTCCATTATTTACGGTTGTAGTAACTTGTGCCACTGTACGTCCACCCCAAAGATAAGTTCCCCATCCATATCCTGCACTTTGTGTTAACGGTCCAACGGTTACATAAGGTCTTACATCAAGTGTTCCGTCATTAGTTACACCTGATTTGCTTTCTGATGATGGCATAGTAATTGTTAAGGTTGTAATTGTTGGTACAGACTTTACTTCAAAAAGTTTGTCGTCAAAGTCAGAAGCTGTGAAATCTGTATTTGCACCCGTAAAAGACCCAGCGTTTGCAAAAGTAATTAAATCACCCACAGCTAAATTATGTGCTGCTGTTGTAGTAATTGTAATTGTTGCTGATCCGTTGGTCGTTGTAATATCTGCACCTGTAGAAAAATTGTCAGTATCTAAAGGAGTAATGTCATAAAAGGCACCACCAAAATATATTATTAATACCTTATCAGTTCCAATAGCAGCATATTTTTTTCCTTCAGTATTAGCCCAAACGTGCTGTGCTCTTGCTGCTCCAACTAATTTTTCGTTTACAAGAGCTTGCCACCCACCTATTTTTTCAGGTTCGCCATATCTAAACCTAATATTGTCACCATCAACAAACCTACCCTCTGCATCCGCAGGTGTGGATTGTTTGTCGAATCCTGGTGCTATATTTACTTTTGCTAAAGGCATACGGAATTATACCACTAAAGTATGTTGTTTGCATCATCCACAATATTTTGCTTTTCTGGCGGTAATCCTTCTTGCATTTTAATACCCACATGAACTAATATTTGGGAAAGTTTAGAGGTAGCATCAACACTAAAAGTTAACTCTTTTTTCTTCTTTATTGTTTTTATTTCTTTGGCACTAAAAGTAAATTTTGCTGCGCCAGTATCAGGATCTTGGACTATTTTCATTTATTTGGTCTCCTTTATGGTCTTTATAAGGTCCTTTAGCATCTACATAATGTAGAAATACTTGCATATGATAATCCCCAGGAAAAGCCTCTCTCCAATGCTCGACATCACAACCATTATATATTACGGCATCACCAGCTTGTAGAACTAAAGGTTTACCATCCATGTATATTGGCCAATCGTAATGATCAGAATCAATACAAACTGTTGCACTAATTTCACATGAAGGACGATCTTTGTGTTTTTCTAAAATAGCATTGTATGTATAACATCTCCAAAAAGTATAAGTTTCTAGCAGATCAATACCAGTTGCTTTTTCAAAAATAGGTTTTTTTAATTCTAGGATTGTTTGCATTAAAAGATCTTTATAAAAGTAAGTATCACCGTTATTATTTTGCATTACGTCAAAGCTATCAAAATTTTCATAATGTCTTTTTTTGCAGTATGATCTAATCAGAGCTATCTCATCTTGGCTTAGTAAACCTGGAACAAATTTATATGATAATTTATTTAAAGCAACCATGATACTAATACAAACCTCTTTCCTTTTGTGACTGGAGTTACTGAGTGTGGATATAAAAAATTTGAAGGCCAAATAATTACTCTGCCAGGTGCACTTGTTACTGTTTTATAAACCTCTGAATTTTTATCAGGATTATGAAATCTTAAATCCCCACCCTCATAATCATTATTTAAAAAATAAATTATACTTAGTGTCCTAGGCACATCGTGACCATGATCAACGTGAGGAACGTAATGTCCTCCTTCACCATATTTCAAGGCAGTAACATTAGTAATTCTTTGTGCTAACGTTCCTGTTGCGCTACCTACATCTTTTTCATACTTATGCGCACATTGTCTGAATACATTTGTCAAAAAATGTGTCCAGTGAGTATCTGTCATAGTGTTTTTGTTTCCAAAATCATGTGTTTTTGTGTCTCTAACTTTTTTATGAACTTCACGTTTTTTTACATCAGAACCAACAATTGAGGCATCGTAGAAATCACCTTTATCATTTAAATATTTTATTAATGATCCAATTATTTTAGGGGATAATGTATTGTCATACACTTTTATAAAATCTTTTAATTCCATTTTTTTTTACGCCAAAATAGTTTTTGATAGTTTTTGTATAAATGTCCTTTTAATT